CAACATTAGAAGTATTGAAAATTAAAATAACTCAAATGGATGATGAGATACTTAAAGTATCTGTTATAGAAAATCTAAAAGAAGCTTGGAGAAATATTGAGGCTACTGATTTAGAGTTTGTAAAGCAGGAGACATTAGACTTCTGTAAGAATCAAGTACTTAAAGGTGCTATCGTAGAGGCTGTAGATTTATTAGAACAGAAGAAGTATGATGAGATAAAAACTATAGTTGATGCTGCTATGAAAGCTGGTAGTGAAAGAGATTTAGGTCATGACTATATTATATCTTTGAACGATAGACTTACAGAATCCGTCAGAGAAACTTTACCAACACCTTGGGATGCAGTTACTGGCGTTATGGATGGTGGATTGGCTGGTGGTGAGTTAGGTGTATTAGTTGCACCTGCTGGTATTGGTAAGACTTGGTGTCTACAATCTTTGGGTGCTCATTTAGTTAAGGAAGGTAAAACGGTTGTTCACTATACTTTAGAGTTGAATGAGTCTTATGTTGGTTTGAGATATGATACTGTATTCAGTGGAACACCTACTGCTAATATAAAATTCTACCAAGATGAAGTACAGAAAGTAATTGATGGGTTAAAAGGTAAGTTAATAATAAAATATTATCCAACCCGTTCTGCTACTGTAAACACACTAGCAGCTCATCTTAAACAAATGGAGATTCAAGAAATCAAACCCGACGCTGTGATAGTGGATTACGCTGATATTTTGAAACCCACAACATTCTATAAAGAGAAAAGACACGCAACAGGTGAAACTTACGAAAATCTTCGTGGTATTGCGGGTGAGTTTGATATTCCAATATGGACAGCATCACAAGCTAATCGTAGTTCATTAG